TTGCGCCACCAGCCACAGAAGATCGAATGTTGAGTTCTGGCACGTTTGGCGGTGACATACATATCGTGAAACATATTGAACCCGCGAGCAGTAGATTCAAATATATACAATCTCTTGGGATTGGTTTCAGCAAGTGAGGCCAGCAGCGAGGCCAGCCCTTCCTCATCGCCCCATGACGAGGTTTCAGTTCCATGCAGAAAGGTAATGCCCTTGCCTCTGCCTAGTGTCCCCTTTGCGCGTAATCCTGCAACTTGATAGAAGATCCGGCTTCTGTTCTTCAGGGCTAGTGAATTACGGTTATGGGATAAGACAGGTATCTTGTATTCCTTGGGCAACCCTTCCATGTAGGCTGATAGCGTCCCACGGAACATATCCCTGTTCTCCTCAGTATCCGTAACCAAGGTTCCATTCAGCCCTGCATTGACGTAGTGCCAGTAAAGGTCGAGCGCCAGGGAGATAGTTGTTACCCCCAACTGCCGGCCTTTCAGAATAACGAAGAAATGCTTTTCCTCTGCCAATCCCTTTTCAATCTCATTCATTACATACGTCTGCGTTCCCAATAGATGATTAAGGTTCTGTAATCCTTGTTCCTTGGTTTCAATCTTTAACTGGGAGCAGAAGGCATAGAACTGCTTAAGGTTTAATTTCATTAATCATGTTCCACGTGAAACTTCTGTCTGCCAGGGCATAGTATTTCCATACTTACTTTTCATAAAAGCAATGCCTTGGTCGAAGAAGTCTCGGTTACTTGAAGTCTCATTACCACCCAACCGAAAGCAATTGGTATGCAGTTTGCTACCTTTAAATTTGGGATACCACTGTTTGGCAAGGTTATATGCAATCCTGTCCGGCCCCCAATCACGAGAGTTATACGCTTGTGCCACATTGCGATAACACTCAGTTCTCATTGCAACCGAGCCGGTAGGTGCAAAGTTCTTGCCTGGGGTATTCCATGAATAATGCTCCTCCCCCAAACATTCGCAAATGTCATCAAAGAGGAATTGCCCATCCTTGTCGTATACCGACATAAGGCTATATGCCCAATCATTGCCATCTTCTATTATTTCAATCAATGACTTAACATGGTTTGGCTTAAACCAATCGTCGTCTTGCAGCATGAACAGAACATCTTCGTTAACAAGACAAGCTCCGGCAGCAAGCAACCTCCTGCCTTCTAATCCTTTGCCGCCAATCTTGGAAGGCCAGTAAGCCACGTGAACACCATCATCTATGTATTTGGCAGCCAGATCCATAAACTGATTGTGAGACATTATTCCGTCTGTAGAGAGATATATCTGAACCGGATAAGTCTGTGCTTGCAAGCTACGCAAACATTGGTCTAGCTCAATCCTGCCAATCGTAGGAACCAATACCGCAGCACTTAGATTCATAATCACATCAATGTCTGTTTCAAAGCCAGCCGGTAAGCCTCACGGTATGGACTATCTTTGTCAGCAGCTTCCGCTTCCCATGCCTCTCTCAATTTGTCTATATAAACCGCGTCGTAAGACATGTTGTTCCAGTAACGCAATAATTCCTTAAGCACAAAGCTATTGCCCATCGTAGCCTCATCTGGCGCTCTACCTTTCATCTTGCCAGTCCTCTATCAAGATATACGCCAAACTCTTACGCCGCCTTCTGCCAGGACTTGTTTGGCAATAAACTTCATCCCCAATTCAATACCCTTCTTCTTGTTAATACCACACATGGTATTAATCATTGATGCGCGTTCACTCTTTACCAAGAATGAATCGCCTATCTCCATTTCATTATACGGATACTTGTTTGCCGTTATGCGCGTTACCGGCATATCTATGTTCTTCTCTACCGTTACCACATTCATATCATTCTCCCGTTATTAGTATTAACACTATATCACTACAAACGAAAAGAGCAAAAAAACTTGGGGGGGAAGGGCGTGGGGTGGTTCGTTCTTACGCAATCCCAAACCCATTCAGATCGCCAGGTTGCCGGCAGTACGCTTGATCATGCCCATGCCCATATCGGTCGATGCTACCCACACGCACGTACACGCGTACAGCACACGCACACGCCCAGATCATGCCCAGGCCCATGCCCAGGTTACCGCGTAGAGCCTATGCCCCATGCGGGTGGGCGGTGGATGCTGGTGTACTCTCTCGCGCACTACCCGATATAAATCACATGTATTACATATACAATATGAGCGTAAATACGCAGTACATATATATGTACGTACTAGTACGTAAGCCAGGTTACCGCAAAATGCAGCATATAGTGACGTATTACGTCACATTTAACGATAGTGTACGTGTTAATAGCCATAGCGTAACACTGGCATAGTATATGCATGTATAGGTGCGTAACACTCATTAATCATTAATCATTAATAGGGATATAAATAATGTACAAAAAAATCGAATGGCCGCAATGCTTGCATGGGGCAGCGCGTTGTTTCAATTGCACCGGTATGCTCGACGGCGAGCCGGTGCGCAGCGTGGCGGTAGGACTCGGCGGAGAATGGCACCAGCATTGCGCACTCTGCGATATGCATACATTTTACGATACGCCTATTTATCATTAATCAGGAGTTAAAAAATGCATCCTATATATAACATTTACATAATGTCGCTGTTTTTTATTGATTTTATTTTACTTATTTATCTAATTTATTAGGAGTTCTATATATGTTAATGACCAAAGCGCAAGCGCATCAGGTTCACGGTGGTTTGACGCAAACCACTAAAATGCCTTGCCAGTCTTATAGTTTGCCTACCATTGCATGCATTACTGGTTTTCGCATGAGCAAAATTGCAGACTCCATATGCAATAAATGTTATGCGAATAAAGGCAATTATCTCAAATACGCCAACAATATCGAGCCGGCACAGCATGCGCGCCTTGAATCGATCAGCATGGCGATCGCTGATCCCGAATACCGCAAGATATGGATTCAGGCAATGATTGTATCGATCGGCGATGATCGGTATTTCCGGTTCCATGATTCAGGCGATATTCAAAATATCGACCATTTAGAACTGTACGCCGAACTGGCGCTGGCATTGCCACATTGCAAATTTTGGCTACCGACACGAGAGTACGGCATTGTTAGCGCGTTTACCGCTCAATACGACATCCCGGATAATCTCATTATCAGATTGTCCGCAATGTTTACCGACAAAGCCGTGATTGTGCCAGCTAGTCTAAAAGGCGTGCCCGGCGTAGCGGTATCCAACGTGCATAGCACTAAACCGATAGGAACAGCATGCAATGCACCAAAGCAAAACGGCGAATGCCGTACATGCCGTGCATGTTGGAATCGCAAAGTATCGGCTGTTTCTTACTCAATTCATTAGCAGCATAGTGATACCTGGTATACGCGTGACAGGCGTATACCGGATTATCATTAGATAATCACAATATATTGAAAGGGTATTTATGAACATTACAATCAAAACACTTACAGGCGAGTCTGAACGCGTGACACTTCCGAGTGCGCACTGGGAGGGGAAAGACGAAATCCAAACTGGCGTATACGCAATTGCATTATTCGCTGGTAAGAAATCAGGACGGAAATTTATAGAAACATTATCGCTGTGGGATAATGGTCGCGGCGGTAATATTGGCTATAAAACCAGAGAAATTACGGATTCAGATTATATGGAACTGTGCCAAAAAATCGGCGTAGAACCGATACACATATCTGTCGTCGACGAATCGTAATATATTCATAATGCGCTCTGTGAAAATCAGAGCGTATTGTGAGCAATATTGCTCATATATGATTAAATAATTTATGACTAAAGATAACGCTACCGCACTTGCACTCAAAATATCAAAGCGCGATAAAATCGATATGTATATCGTAGTGGAAGGGTACGCTGACGAACGGGAATGGGAAGCTGCCAGGGAAGCTGATGTAGATACATATTACAATGGTGCGCTCGCGTACCTAGTCGCAAGTAATGGTAAAATCGTACTGTAGTATTAATCTATTTATAATTGATAGGATATATATGACTAATCATACACCAGGACAATGGCGATTCCAGGACAATGCACAGAACTGGAAAACTAATCCTTACAGCATTACGGCACGCGCACCAGGAGTTCACAGCGTAACAATTGCGAATTGTCCCTCACGCGCAAAGATACCGCCGGCACAGGCACGTGCCAATGCTCTATTGATAGCATCAGCGCCCGATATGCTTAAACTGTTATGGTCAATAAAATCGCACCTATATAGTGGCGCGTCGTTACATGCCGGCTCGCAGCTATTCGACGATGACCTGCCCATACATATGATTATAGATAATGCGATTAATTTAGCCACGAAAGGCAGGGCAACATGAACGAAAATAACGGTACGCGCGCGCAGTCGGAGGAGATGGAATCCCTGAAATTCGACAGGGATCAGTTGCAGATGATGCTACGAGTAGCACTCGAAGAACTGGAGCGCACCAACCCAGGCGCGACTTGCATACCCCAGGTTATAGCTACCCTTAAATTCTGCACCCAATAAAAGGTATGTATATGATTGATATAGATTATTTGATAATGATAGGCATAGTATCCATGTATATTATTGCGGATCTGGTAACGCGTTATCCACTGTAAATAGTTGGGCGGAAACTTTTCGCCCAGTTATTTTATGATTAATCTTGACAATAGAAAGGTATCGTATGCAATTATCAGACGCTATTGAACATGGTTTCGCAACTCTTGGCTGGAACTCGCAGCCCCCAGGCTGGCAGTGGGTAGACTACGGCGCGGTATGCGCTTGGGTAGATCCAGCGGCGGTGGGTATGATCGAAGGTAGGATCGAATGGGAGAAAGCATGAGTACAGTTGAGATAAGAGAGCGATTTGATTCTGGCGAATTGACTTGGGCTGATCTGTTAGAAATCACGGGACTGCCAGCGGCTACGCTGTACGAAATACTTTTTTGAATAAGTGTTGACAATCCTATGCTCGCGGGATTAATCTGCGTCTAATCGTGTGGAAGCGATATGAGAGCCGATTAGCCTATCCCCTGCCGTTATTCTTTAGCGGCTTCCACCAGGGGATGGACTAATCGGCTTTTTTTCGCCTATACGCGAGATCGAAACGGGGGCATAACCCACCCCTCGCAAATGCTTGGCGGCAGATGCGGATAAAAGCAGAGCATAGGGCGTGTGGTCACTTCCTAGAGGATCGGGCCAGAGAAAACCCTAGCTAACAGAACACCGTTGGTATCACGCGATAAACGAGAGCCAGATTCACCCCCCGCTTATAACGGGTATGGTTTTATGTGCGATAGCAATATGCAATATGCAATACGCGCAGCGGAATACTTAGCACCTTGGCCGGTTTAGCATCGTCGAGGTACCTAGGCTGAGAGTCAAAAGCTACATACTAGGATATAGATTTTTAAAGGCAGGGCTTGCAATATCGCAATTAACCGTGATAACGTATTAACCGCAACACAATGTATCATTAATCATTCATAGGAGAAACACATGGACTTTTGCATAAACTGTATACATTTCCTCCCTAAACTGAGCGACTCAAAGCACGAATACGCTCGATGCGGTCGTCGCGGCACCCCTAACTCAGTTACCGGCATAGTTACTTATCCGTACTGCAATTCGGAGCGTAACTACTCTACCGGTACCTGCGCCGATGGTAAGCATTTCCAACAGAAACCGGAGAATAACAATGAGTAACAATCAAGCAGACTTTGAACCCGCGCACCGCGCACTGGGTATCTACTCAGGAGATGCCCGTAGGATCGTCCAGGGACGCGCTGTAGACGTGTACCTGACGAAGATAGGCGAGCGTATACCCGAAGATATCAGCGGCTTGGAAAACGTGCAGTGGGGCTTGCGGCTGCAAGATCCTATCGGCAAAGCAGTAGGCGATCGGCTTAACGTACAACTGAAGGAGCTGGACGTAGAAATCACGCACAGGACGCATCCGTGGATGAAATCGCACTTCGACTTCATATCAGAAGATAGCAAGACTTTGTACGAGATCAAGAACTACGGCAGCCATGCGCGTAACAAGTTTGGGGATGATGGTAGCCAGGACATACCGATCGGTGATATGGCTCAACTGATACATGAGTGCGCCGTTCTTAATTTATCCTCTATTAATTTATGCGTGCTTTTCGGTGGTCAGGAGTTGTGCATCTACCCGTTCGAGATTGACGATGCGTTAAAAGAATCATTAATCATTCAGGAGGCTGCGGTATGGGCGGCAGTGCAGACTAGGAAACCACCGGAGCCTACGCATCCAGATGATATAAAGGCACTCTGGAAAAGGGACGACGGGACTACGATGGTAGTTGGAGATCAGGTAGCAGCGGCATGTTCTAGGTTGCGGTACATCAAGGACGGTATCAAGAAACTGGAAACTGAAGAGGAAGATCTGACCGGCATGATCCAGCAATCCATGCGAGACCACGCGACGATGAAAGACAGCCAGGGCAAGATCCTCGCAACATGGAAAACTGCGAAGGGTTCGGCAAGGTTTGATACGAAGCGATTCAAAGAGGAGTTGCCGGAAACGTACGAGCGTTACGTGATATCCACCGATGGTTCGCGGAGGTTCTTAGTCAAATGACATGGCTAATAAGCAAAGCAATGATGGATGCTTGCTCGAACTTGCACTCTTTGCCGGCGCTGGTGGAGGAATACTTGGAGGACACCTCCTCGGATGGAGAACCGTCTGCGCAGTTGAATTGGAACCCTACCCAGCAAGCGTACTTGTCGCAAGACAGAATGACGGCCTTCTCCCAGCTTTCCCGATTTGGGATGACGTTTGCACCTTTGACGGAAAGCCGTGGCGAGGAATTGTTGACGTTGTATCTGGCGGGTTTCCCTGTCAAGACATTAGCGCGGCGGGGGGGGGGGCAGGAATCACCGGCAGCAGATCAGGACTCTGGAAAGAGATGGCAAGGATTATTGGCGAGGTTCGACCCCGCTACGCGTTTGTGGAAAACAGCCCAATGCTCGCTTCTAGAGGACTTGGAACAGTCCTTGGAGATTTGGCCGCAATGGGGTTCGATGCGGAATGGTGCTGTTTATCTGCGGCAGATTGTGGGGCTTGGCATGAGAGAAACAGGATTTGGATACTTGCTACCAACACTAAATACATCGGGGCTAGATGGAGGGAGCAACAGCCGGAAGGCGAACAAGAAAAGATTAATGCTACCGACCATAAAAAAACAGGATATGAGACATGCAATTTCCAGGCACATAAAACC